GAATAAAAAAACTCCGCGAGGGCGCGCATAACGGGTGTATGCAATTATGGGGGGTGTAGGCTGACCGAAAAGGGGGTCGGATTTATGGCGACAAAGAAAGAGTTATCGAAAGAAGATCGGATCAAGCGCGAGTACAACAGACTTCGCCGGATTTTCAAAGACATAGGCGAAGGAAAGTTTAAGACCGTCGAAAGCTTGATCCGCAACGCCGCGTTTATGGCCGTATCGCTGGACGAACTGCAAGAGCAGATCAACGCCGAAGGTTACGTCGTCGAATATCAGAACGGCGCAAATCAGAGCGGGACGAAACAGTCTGACGCGGTGAAAACGCATATCGCTATGACGAAGAATCACGCCGCGATTATCAAGCAGCTTTGCGATCTTGTCCCGCCCGAAAAGAAGAAAGAAAGCCGCTTACAGGCGTTGCGCGACGAATGACCGCGCCTTACGCAAATTACATTGTCGAGTATTACGACGGCATAAAAAACGGGCGGTATGTCGTCGGCAAGTGGATACGGCTTGTTTACGAATACGTCGTCGCTGGCCTTCAGCGCGGCGATTTCTTTTTCAACGCGAAGAAGGCAAACAAAGCGATCCGGTTTATCGAAAACTTTTGTCACCATTGCGAGGGGCGAACGGATCTTCTAAAACTGGAAGTATGGCAGAAAGCCGCCGTTTCGCTGATGTTTGGGATCGTCGAGAGCGACGGAACGCGCGTGTTCCGGGAAGTGTTTATCGTCATAGGCCGGAAGAACGGAAAAACGCTTTTCGCGTCCGCCATGATCGCTTACATGGCATATCTTGACGGCGAATACGGCGCGAAGATTTATTGCCTTGCGCCGAAGCTTGAACAAGCAAATATCGTTTACGACAACTTCTTCCAGATGATAAAGAAAGAGCCGGAATTATACGAACTTGCGAAGAAACGCCGATCCGATATCTATATCGACGACACGAACACGGCAATAAAGCCGCTTGCGTTCAATGCGAAAAAGTCGGACGGCTTCAATCCGCATTTGGTCGTAAACGATGAAGTCGCGTCGTGGCGCGGCGATCCGGGCTTGAAACAATACGAAGTTATGAAATCGGCGCTTGGCGCACGCCGTCAACCGATGATCCTTTCGATATCGACGGCGGGATATGAGAACGACGGCATATTCGACGAACTTATGAAGCGATCCACGGCGTTTCTGAAGGGCGGGAGCAAAGAAAGACGCTTGCTTCCGCTGCTTTACATGATCGACGACGTGGAGAAATGGAACGATCTAACGGAATTGCGGAAAAGCAATCCGAACATGGGCGTATCCGTGCATGAAGATTTCTTCCGGGAGGAAATCGCGGTCGCGGAAATGTCTATGTCAAAGCGCGTCGAATTCTTGACGAAGTATTGCAATATCAAGCAAAATTCTTCGGTCGCGTGGCTTGATTATACCGTCGTCGATAATTCCGGCGTTGAAGCGCAGCTTGAACAATTCCGGAATTCTTACGCCGTCGGCGGGATCGACCTTTCGCAGACAACAGACCTTACCGCCGCTTCCGTTGTAATTGAGCGGGGCGGGAAATTGTACGCTTTCGTACAATTCTTCATGCCCGCGAACAGGGTTGAAACGGCGCAGGCCGTCGAGGGTGTACCGTATGATATCTTCGTTAAACAAGGGCTTGTCAAACTGTCCGGGCTAAATCACGTCGATTATCACGACGTTTTCGACTGGTTTATGATGTTGCGCGAAAAATATGATATTTACATCTTGAAAATCGGTTACGACCGCTATTCCGCGCAATATCTGATTGACGATCTTTCCGGCGTGGGCTTCCAGATGGACGACGTATTTCAAGGCGAAAACTTAACGCCCGTTATGCGCGAATTTGAAGGGATCATAAAAGACGGCGATTTCAAGATCGCAAGCAATAACCTTCTGAAAGCGCATTTCTTGAACGTTGCCGTTAAACACAACATGGAAACACGGAAATTCCGCCCAGTAAAGATCGAACAGCGGGCGCATATCGACGGCTTCGTATCTGTCATTGACGCTATGACGGTACGGCAAAAATATTATAGCGAAATCGGCGAAATGCTGAAGAACGCAGCATAAAAGCGGGGTGAAAAAATGGGTGTATTTGAAACGATCTTCAAAAGGCCGAAGGCGGACGTAAAAGCCGAAGGATACTTCAGAATGCTTAACGGGTACACGCCCGTTTTTGCGAACGCGCCCGAAAGCATTTACGAAATGGAATTGACGCGCGCCGCGATCCACTCTTTCGCGACGTATTGTTCAAAACTGAAGCCGGAAGTCAAAGGATCAGCAAAAAAAGACTTGGAGCGGGTTTTGCAATTCCGCCCAAATCCTTTCATGGATACGTCAAAATTCCTTTACCGAACGGCGACAATCCTTTCGGTAAACAACACGGTTTTTATTGTTCCGATAGAAAACGATTACGGCGCGCTTTGCGGGTATTATCCCGTCCTTCCGTCGCGCTGTGAAGTTATCGACGTTCACGGGAAGCCGTATCTTCGATATACCTTTTCGACGGGGCAAAAAGCCGTAATCGAATTTGAGCGGGTCGGAATTCTTACGAATTTTCAATACAAAGACGATTTCTTCGGAGAAAGTAACGCCGCGTTCCGGCCAACAATGGAATTGATAAACACGCAAAATCAAGGCATTATCAACGGCGTTAAAAACTCCGCGTCGATCCGCTTTCTTGCGAAGATCGCGAACATGATAAAGCCGGAAGATATCACAAAAGAGCGGGAGCGCTTCACGGCGGATAACCTTTCGCCGGAAAATCAATCCGGAATGGTTATCTATGACGCGAAATTCGCGGACGTAAAGCCGATTGAATCGAAACCGTTTACCGTGAACGCCGCTCAAATGCAGCAGATCAACGAAAATGTGTTCGATTACTTCGGGACAAATATTCATATCTTGCAGAATGACTATACCGAAGATCAATGGAACGCATATTACGAAGGCAAGGTCGAGCCGTTCGCGATCCAGCTTTCTTTAGTCATGTCGAACATGACGTTTTCCGCGCGCGAACTTGCCTTCGACAATGCAATTTACTTCACCGCTAACCGCCTTCAATACGCAAGCAACAAAACGAAGCTTGAAATTTCGACACAGCTTTTCGACCGGGGCTTGTTAAATCGAAATGGCGTTATGGATATCTGGAACATGGCGCACGTTGACGGCGGCGAAAAATACTATATCCGGAAAGAATATGCGGAAGTTTCCGAATTAGGGAAGGAGGGCATAAACAATGCCGATGAAACAGGATCGGGAATACAGGGCAATGATCCAGCCGTTGACAATCCCGGCGACGGGGACGGAAAAGAGGTTTGACACCGATTTTTACGTCGAGGGCTTCGCGACGACGTTTAACAAGCCGTATTTGCTTTATGAGTATGACGGCGTGAAGTATTACGAAATGATCGCCCGCGACGCGCTGGTCGGCGCGGATATGTCCGACGTGATTTTCCAGTATAACCACGGCGGGAAAGTCTTTGCGAGACTTTCAAATAACACTTTGGGGCTTGAAGCGGTTGATCGTGGATTGTTCACCTTCGCGGATTTGAGCAAGTCACGCGCCGCGAAGGACATGTACGAAGAGATCAGTAACGGCCTTATTACAAAAATGTCGTGGGCGTTTACCGTGAAAGAAGATAGTTACGACCGCGACACGCACACACGCACGATCCTAAAGGTCAAGAAGGTTTACGACGTTTCCGCCGTTTCTATTCCGGCGAACGCCGATACCGATATTTCGGCGCGTTCTTATTTCGACGGAGTGATCGAAAGGGAGCAAAAGGAGCGTTTGCAGCGCCGACAGCAGCTTCTCAAAATTAAACTAATGATGGAGGGTTAAACACAATGAACAGAATCGAAGAGATTAACGCCCGCCTTGCCGAAATCCGGGCGGACATGGAGCGTCGCGCCGACGCGCTGACCGAAGCGGAAATCGCCGCATACGAAACCGAAGTGCAGAATCTGACGACAGAGCGCGCGGGGCTTATGGCTTCCGTGGAGCGCCGCCGCAATCTGCTTAATCAGATTGCGCAGGGCGTGGAAGGGACTGTCGTTCGCACGTTTAGGAACGCCGACGGCGGCGAATCCAGAGCCGCCGCGAATCCGGTTGAATCGCCGGAATACCGCCGCGCATGGCTGAAAAACCTTGCCGTCCGCGATGGCGTTCCCCTCTTTGGCGAAATGACCGCCGAAGAGCGCGCAGCATTTACCACCACCACCGCGAACACCGCCGCCGTTGTCCCGCCCGTCACGCTCAACATGATTATTGATCTTGTTGAATCTCTTTGCCCGATGCTTGACGACGCGCAGGTAACGGGCATGACGCAGGGCTTCGGCGTTCCCCGCCGGAAGGGCATCAATGCGGGCGACGCGAAGGGCGTAGCTGAAGGCACGGCTAACGACGACGAAGAGAACGAATTTGATCTTCTGTCCCTTGAGGGAATCGAGATCAAAAAGCACGTCGTTATCACGCGCAAGATGAAATTCAAGAGCATTGATGCTTTTGAATCTTGGCTTGTCAATGAACTGGCCGAGCGCGTCGCCGTCGCAAAGAATCGCGTAATCCGCAATCGTCTTGACGGCGTAGCGCCCGCGGGCGGTTCCGCTGTCGCGAACGCTGGCATTGCCGCCGCGAATATCCTCACAAATCAGACATACGGCGACGCGGCGATCCGTGGAATGTTCGCGCTGCTGAAGGGCAACGGCGAACGCGTTGTCTATGCGAACAATAAAACGATCTGGAATTACCTTGCGGGCATCGAGGACGGAAACCACGTCAAGCTCTTTGTGCCTAACAGCATGGTTGATCCGATTGTCGCGGGTCGCATTTATGGCGCTTCCGTGAAAGTCGACAATGAGATCGCCGACAACGTGGTTTACCTTGGCGTGAAGGGCGCTGTCATGGCGAACGACTATGACGATCTGACGATCTTTAACGCGATCGAGCCGAAAACCGCGAACGAAATCAAGACGGCGTACAGCCTGTTTGACGCTGGCTTGAAGAATCCGGAAAGCTTCGTCAAGGCGACGTTTAAGACCACTTGAAGGGAATCGGGGGGGTAACACGCTTTAACCTTTCCCGATTCAACCTTCCGGAAACAGACGAAACAAAGAACGGGGACGCTTGACGGCGTTCCCGTTTCTTTGCGTATAAGGGGGCGCAATATGCTTCAGAAAACAAAACTTGCGCTTCGGCGCACGTCGGCAGCTTTTGACGATGAAATTAAAGACTTGATCGCCGCCGCCGTGCAGGATTTGCGAAACGTCGGCGTTACAAAGCTTCCGGCGACGATTGATTACACGGTCGATTCATTCGGCGATCCGCTGATAGATCGCGCCGTGATCCTGTATTGCAAAGCGGAATTCGGGTATCTGGACGACGACACGGCAAAACGCTTCCGCGACGCTTACGATTACTTGAAGTGCGCTTTGAGTTTGGCGGGTGATTACATTGTCACAGACGACGACACATAAGGACGTACAAGTCACGTTGTACGGCGATACGTCATACACGAAGGACGCGGACGGGAACGAAACAGCGACGGAACAGTCGACAACAGTTTTCGGCACGCAAGAAAGCGTGTTCGCCGCTGAATTCTTCAACGCCGGGAAGCTGGGGATCAAGCCGTCGTGCATGGTAAAAATCTATTCAGACGAATATAACGGCGAAAAGTATTGTTCCGTCGACGGCGGGGATCGTATGTCGATTTATCGAACTTACGATATCGGCGAAAAGATCGAATTGTATTGCACCGAAAGGACGGGCGAACAATGAACGATTGGGCTTCCGATCTGATCGCCGCGCTGGAAGAATACGCCGACGGCGTGCAAGAGGGCGTGAACGAAGCCGTTACAACAGTCGGCAAAGAAACCGCGAAAAGCCTTAAACGGACAAGCCCGAAACGGACGGGAGATTATCGGAAGGGCTGGTCGGTGAAAAACACTTCCGACAGAGCAACGGAAAAGGTCGTCACGGTATATAACCGGACGGATTATCAGTTGACACACCTTCTTGAAAAAGGGCATGGAGGCCACGCGCCCGCGCCAGCGTATCCGCATATAGCCGCCGCCGAAGCCGCCGCCGCGAATTCGCTTGAAGAAAAAGTGCGAATTGTCATAGGGAAGGGAAAGTAAAATGCTTAACCGTGCAGCTTTCAATACAAAGCGTTTTGACGTTCCGGAAAAGCCGACAACGATTGATATTCGCGAAGCTTTGCAAGAATTGATCGAAGCCGCCGCGCCGGAACTGATCTTGACCGTTCCGGAAAGCTTCACAGCAAGCGGCGCTTTTGACGGGGTTATATCGGTCGGTATCTACACATACCGCGAAAGCCTTGTTATTCCCTTCAATCTGCAACGGCTGATCGACATTATTTCCGGGAGCGGGTACGAATATGTGTACGATCACTTCGTATCGAAGCCCGCTTTGCCGTTTGTGCTGATCGCGCGACAGACAACGGAAAATATGTTCGCTGATAACCGCGTATATGCGAAGGCGAACAGATGGCACGTTATCTTATGCACCGAAAAGAAAGAAACGGCGACGGAAAAGGCGCTTGAAGCGATCTTCGATGAAAATGAAATTTGTTGGGAGGTTTTCGACGAATTTTATAACAAAGAAGATCGGCTTTATCAAATCATTTACGAATTTTCAGAAATGGAGGATTAACACACATGAGCAGCGCAAACAAAGTTAAATACGGACTGAAAAACGTATACGTCGCGCCGCTGACCGAAACCGACGCGGGGATCATTTCTTACGGAACGCCGCGTCATGTTCCGGGCGCGGTCAATCTGTCGCTTCCGCCCGTCGGCGAGACTACGCCGTTTTACGCCGACGATATCGAATACTTTACTTCCATGACGAACAACGGGTATGAAGGCAATATCGAATTTGCCCTTGTCCCGGACTGGTTCAAGGAAAAGTATTTGGGCGAGATCGTCGACGAAAACTTCGTCTATACCGAGCGGGCGGGCGTGCAGCCGTCCCGCTTCGCTATGATGTTTGAATTTGACGGCGACAAGCGGAAAGTGCGTCAC